GCCCGCACACACAAGACGCCATTAACCTGCTGGAGTCTTGGCTCAAAGAAGCAAAAGCGGGGAATGTCATAAGCGTTGGCATTGTGGGCAAACGCACAGGGGGAGAGTGGGCAACCGCCATGAGCAGTAGTGATAACGGCCTTGAGGACGCCGCCATGCTGATCGAGCTAGGCATGCGCCGCATGGGTTTTGCTCAACGCTAAGGAGGATGATATGACTACATCACTTATCCGCGAGACGATGAAGTGGATGTTCGAAGTTCCTTCCTCCGATGTCGATCCTGTTGAGCTTTCTTGGTTTGACATTACCGGGGTTGATCTCAGCCAAGGGCAAGAGGTGAGTTGGCTTCGAGAATGCCGCCCGCCGTTTGAGAAGTGCATGGTGCTGTGGCGCGGCAAATCGCAGAACCACGCTGTGTATGACTGCATGATGATGATCGTTGGCAATGACCCCGCCGAGGGGGTGCTGGTCAGTGTCTGGAAAGGCCCGCACGGTCAACTGCCGCGAGCGCTGCCGACCATCGTCTATCTAGTGGAGGACGATGTTGTGCGCTACGGGGCCGTGGACGAAAACGAGATTGTTAAGGAAGAGGACGCGGCCATGGTGCTGGGGCTGGTCACCGCGTGGATCGCATCGATGTCCAGGGGGTGCGATGCGTACCGGCCAACCGTCAAAGACTCCTTTACGAACCGTCGCAAGTTGGCCGAGGGGAAACTTCCATCGTATGACTGGCACACGGTCACGATCAAGCCTGCCCAGTCCAGGGCCGAACCTCAAGGAGGCACTCACGCAAGCCCTCGACTACATGACCGTCGCGGTCACTTGCGTAGGCTAAAGACCGGGAAGAACGTCTGGGTGAAGCCCTGCAAGGTGGGCGATGCCAGTCGCGGAACTGTGTTCAAAGACTATCAAGTGGAGGCAAGCACATGACCCAGGACGACATCATCAGGATGGCAGAAGAAGCGCGTGTCCATTTCGAGAATTTCAATGATAGATACATTGAGAGGCTTGAAAAGTTTGCCGAGCTAGTCGCAGCAGCAGAGCGCGAAGAGTGTGCGAAGCTGTGCGAGGAAGAAAAAGCGTTGCGGTTAGCGGAAAAAATCAGAGCAAGGGGGAGTAAGTGATTTACCGCTGGAGACACCCGACACGCGCATCTCACCTGCTTGGGATTGCCCAAGGATTTGCAGAACTGGCAGACGGATTGATCACGCTGTGCACCCTGGGCTTCTTCGCATCCTGTTTTGAAATGCGGGTGGCAAGCTATCGATCTAAACAGTATTTCAGTACAGCAAAGAAAGGGAAGAAATGACATTCATTAAAACCGACCTTCAATTCCTTGCAGCCCAGTGGGAAGCTGCAAAGCTGGAAGAGAAGGAAGCAACAACACGCCGCAGAACCATTGAAGATCAGATTGTTCAGGCCATGGCCTTGCCGGAGAACCTGGAGGGCACCACCACCGAGCGAGCCGGGTTCTACGAAATAAAGGTAGCTGGCAGGCTTGACCGAAAGGTCAATTCTGATAAGCTGCAAGCCATAGCAGAGGAAGCCGGTTTGACCGAACACCTCGCCAGTCTGTTCAGATGGAAGCCAGAGATCAACATGAGCGTGTGGAAGTCTGCTCACGAATCAATCACAACTCCTCTGCTTGACGCAATTACCACCACGGCCTCTCGGCCATCTTTTGCAATTACACGAAAGGACTAATCATGGCATTCCTCTCTCAATCATTTGACGTTTCCGACCTGCCAGAAGCTAGCAAGAACTTTAGCCCCCTGCCTGCTGGCTGGTACTCTGCGACCATTTCCGGCGCTAACGTGAAGGCAACCAAGTCGGGAACTGGCGAGTACATTGCCGTGAAGTATTCAATCACTGGGCCAACTCACGAAGGCCGCGTGATCTTTGGCAATCTCAACATCAAGAATGAAAGCGCAAAAGCTGAGGAGATCGGGCGCCAGCAGCTTGGCGAGATCATGCGAGCAATCGGTCTCGCCCGCGTTACCGACTCTGACCAGTTGATTGGTGGCAACCTGGTCATCAAGCTGGATGTAAAGGCCGATGAGGAGTATGGCGACCGCAACGAGGTCAAAGGGTTTAAGGCTGTTGTAGGCGCAATCTCTGACTTGCCTTCTGCCGCACCTTCCGCGCCCACGAACGCAAAAGCTGCACCTTTTTGGGTTAAGAAGTAAGTTTCGGGGGGAAAGCTTTGCTGTGCCAGAGGTTGGTCTATTGGTGATGTGGCTAGAGGGACTTGAGTGCCGCCACGGGCAATACTTGGGTCTCCGTGAGTTCGAATCTCACCAGCGAGGCAAGTACCCCCACCCAAAAAAAAGCCCCTCATGAGAGGGGCTGTTGCAACTGCTTTTTAGGCAGAAACGGAGGACAAATTGCAAATTCCAGAACTTGATTCTATACCAACTTTGATCGACGAAGTACACGAGGCAAAACAAGAAAGACCACGCCCTCACCTTGGCGCGTCAATGCTGGGTCACAAGTGTGACCGCTGGCTGTGGCTGTCATTTAGGTGGGCGGTCGTTGAAAAGTTTTCTGGCCGCATGTTGAGGCTATTCCGCAGGGGTCACAATGAAGAGCAGCAAATTATCAATGATCTTCGCGCAATTGGGCTTGATGTTAGGACTCCCTCTGAAGGCCAGAGCCGGGTTGATTTTGATTGCCATGTGTCTGGCTCGATTGATGCCCGTATTGAAAAAGGCGTGCCAGGTGCTGTTAAGACTCCTCACATCGCTGAGTTCAAGACTCATTCGTTAAAGTCTTTTAATGAGTTGAATTCAAAGGGTGTGCAAGCCGCCAAGCCGATGCACTGGGCTCAGATGCAGGTTTACATGTGGGGCACTGGGTTGGATCGTGCTCTGTATGTGGCGGTCTGCAAAGATGATGATCGGCTCTACACAGAGCGTGTGCGCCTGGACAAGGAAGCTGCTCAGAAGTTTGTGGATCGGGGCCGCCGAATCACTTTGTCTGACCGCATGCCGGAGCCGTTGAGCGTTGATCCAACATGGTACGAGTGCAAATACTGCCCAGGCCATGATCAATGTTTTGGCAGCAAGACCACCAAGGAAGTGAACTGTCGCACCTGTGCGCATTCATCGGCTTTGAGTGATAGCACGTGGCATTGTGCTAGGTGGGATGACATTATTCCAACTGATGCACAGCATCACGGATGCGAGGCTCACGTGCTGCACCCGGATCTGGTGCCTTGGGAGCGTAAAGACAGCGCAAACGAATGGCAGGCTGTTTACGTCATCAAAGGGAAAACATTGGTCAATGGCGAGCCAGGGCCGGGGGTGTATTCAAGCAAAGAGCTGTTGGCAAATGCTGATGCCTGTGCGGATGAAGACTTGCAAAAGTTGAGGGACGCTTGGCCTGGGTCGAGGGTAACGGGATGATGCTCCGCGACTACCAACAACGCACCATTGATCAACTCTATGCGTGGTTTGCCGCTGGTAACGAAGGCAATCCTTGTCTAGTGCTGCCAACTGGATCAGGTAAGAGCCACATCGTCGCGGCTCTGTGCAAAGATGCCTTGCAAAATTGGCCTGAGACTCGGATTTTAATGCTCACCCATGTAAAAGAGCTGATTGAGCAAAACGCGGAGAAAATGCGCCTCCATTGGCCTGGGGCGCCAATGGGTATTTATAGTGCAAGCATAGGTAAAAAGCAACTTGGTGAGCCGATTACCTTTGCCGGCATTCAGTCGGTACGAAGTAAGGCCAAGCTGTTGGGACACATTGACTTGGTGCTGATTGATGAGTGCCACCTAGTGAACCACAAAGAGGAGGGCGGTTATCGTACTCTGCTGGCCGAGTTAAAGATGATCAACCCAGCCATGCGGATTGTTGGTCTTACGGCCACACCCTACCGCCTGGGGCATGGTTTGATCACTGACAAGCCCGCGTTGTTTGATGATCTGATTGAGCCGGTTAGCATTGAGGAGCTGATTCACAAGAAGCATTTGTCCCAATTACGTTCAAAAGTAACCAAGTCTCAGCTAGATGTCGCTGGTGTACACAAGAGGGGCGGAGAGTACATAGAGTCCGAGTTGCAGGCCGCAGTAAACACGGACGAGAACAATCTAGCTGCTGTGCAAGAAGTCATTAGGCTGGCAGGAGACCGCAAGGCGTGGCTGTTCTTTTGTGCTGGCGTGAAGCATGCTCATGCGGTTGCCGATGTGCTGAATGATTGCGGAGTGACTGCAAAGTGCATTACAGGGGAAACCCCTAAAGCAGAGCGGGAAAATTGTCTAAAGGAGTACAAAGCCGGGCAAATCAGGGCATTAACCAACGCCAATGTGCTAACGACGGGCTTTGATTACCCTGATATTGACCTGATTGCCATGCTTCGGCCGACGATGTCTCCAGCTCTTTACGTTCAGATGGCCGGCCGAGGTCTCAGGCCGAAGAGTCACACCGATCATTGTCTAGTTCTGGACTTTGCCGGGGTGGTCAGTACGCACGGGCCAATTACCAACGTCCAACCACCTAAGAAGGCTGGATCCGGTAACGGTGAGGCACCTGTTAAGGTTTGCGATAACTGTGACGAGCTGTGCGCTATCTCTGCGACAACTTGCCCGGCATGCGGACACCCTTTCCCGCCACCAGTCAAAAAGGAGTTGACTCTCCATCTTGACGACATCATGGGCATTGAAGGGATTGAGATGGAGGTCACCAGCTGGACGTGGCGCAAGCATTTAAGCCGCACCAGTGGAAAAGAGATGTTGGCTGTGACTTATTACGGGGGGCTGAGTGATGTCCCTGTGACCGAGTACTTGCCAGTCATGCATGATGGCTATGCGGGCCAGAAAGCTGCGCAAAACTTCATCACTATCGCCAGAAGCGCAGGAGTTCATACAAGTGCGCAAGGCTTGGATGAAGCAGTTGCATCAATGAAGGGTTCACATCCCCCGTCACTGGTGGAGTACAAAAAGGATGGCAAATTTTACCGAGTGATACGGAGAGAATGGAAATGAGCAGACCGCCAGAACCTGAAGTTGTCGTACTGTTCAGAGCAAGAAAGAAAGAACCCGTGCCGAGGTGTTGCCACACTTGCGACAACTACAACGAAGCTGGGTGGTGCGCCATGTTTGATCTAAGACCGCCTGACGAGTTCACGCATTCATTTAACGAGTGTCCTGATTGGATAGAGGAGGTTCCATTTTGAACAAGCACATTGTTTGTTACAGCGGAGGTCATAGTTCTGCTCTAGTTGCACTGGAAGTGGCAAAAAAGTTTGGTACAGAGAATTTGGTTCTGCTTAATCACGATATGCATCATTCTGTTGAACACGAAGACATTAAGCGTTTCAAAGAAGAAGTTGCAAATTACATTGGCGTTGAACTTACCTTCGCCAGCAGAAGGAACGCAGAGCAAGACCAATTTGATGTTTGCGTTGAAGCAAGCGCTTTCAAAATTAACAATGGTCAAGAGCTTTGCACTTCCCGCTTAAAGACAGAACCTTTTATGCAGTGGCTTGCCAAAAACGTGCCAGACAAGAACGCCGTCATTTATTACGGATTTGACGCCAATGAGCAGCACCGGATTCAACGTCGAAGCGGAATCATGGGTGCACAGGGATGGTGTACAGATTACCCGCTGATATGGACTGATCGAACGATTTTTAATGTTGAGGAAGTTGGAATAAAAAGACCCAGCACTTACAGTGTTTTCAAACACGGCAACTGCATTGGATGCTTAAAGGCCGGATGGCAACATTGGTACATTGTTTATTGCACCAGACCAGACATCTGGAAAAAAGCAAAATGGGCTGAGGAAGAAATAGGACACGCTATCCATCACGACGAATCTGGCCCCTCGTATCTTGAAGACATGGAGCCACGCTTTATTGCAATGAAAAATGCCGGTGTTCTTGCCACAGAACATGTCCCACATCAAAAGTTCTGGGCACTTGCCAAAAAAGTCATTGAGATAAAACCGCAGATGGAATTTGATTTCCCTTGTGAATGCACAGAAGGTGGATTGTTATGAACAAAAAAGAAAAACTCCAATTTGAGCGGATGTCTCGGCTGCTAGAGGCAGAACGTCGACGTGCCGAGCAAGCCTGGGAAGGCTATCGGTCTGCGCTGTACCAACTTGTTGATCTTCAGATGAAGATGGAACGCATACAGAAAGCAATCAATGGAGAAGAATGACATCCCAACAGAACACGAAGAACAACGAGAGTTCGTGAAGTGGTTCCGCCAGCATTGCAAAGGGGTGCGGATCATTGCAATCCCGAACGGAGGAGC